TTATGCGCCAACTTCATATAAAGTCACTCTTTGAATATATTGTCGATATATAAATTCTTTTTGGTTTATAATTTCACCAAAGTCATAATCAATCAACCAGTCACGAATTCCTGCGACGAGAATATGGCGACAAGCAGATTGTTTAATCCAGTTATAGATTTGAACATGATCATACTGCTGATATAATGTTCCAGTTGTCATTACGAGATCATACAATCCCTCTGGAGAATGAACTCGCTTCACATTCCATGGAAGTCTTCGAGCAGCATTGTCTGAAATCTCAATACCATGAATATCAATTGCAGGAAGATCGCATGTAACAAATCCTTCACCACAACCGATATCTAATGCGCGTTGATACTTGAGTGGAACAAAATCTAAAATCAGATTCTTTCTGATTTCATCATCAACCGTTTGTTTATAGAGCCATGGGTCTGGAACGGCATACCAATGCTCGAGTTCTTCTTTAGTTTGCATTTAATCCCAGAGATTTTGATAGTATTTTCCAAACAAACGGAAGCCATTCTTTTTGCGTTCCCAATATGCTTTGGCTTTGGCTTCGTCATATATGCCTTTGTCAGTCGTGACCATCTCTTTCCAGTCTTGTCCTTCAACATCCACCCACTTATGTTTGGGCTTCTTGATCCAGAAGTTCGGCTCGCGATCTTTTGAATGCTCACCAAACGCCCAGATCATCTCTTTCATGATCCAGTCCCAACGCTTGAAGTGAAACTCGTCCACATCCCATTCGTTCTTCTTGGGCTTGGCAGCAGTTGAACGAAGATGTTCAGGAACATCTTCATCATCAGTGCAAGGTGCGCCATGCTGAGTCTTGCGCAACTGCTTGAGCATCGGAAGAATAATGTCAGCAAGAGTGTGATCCATAGACCATGTGTCCCATGGGTCAATGCGAATGGACTTCTTTTGCTCACCCTTACGAGGATACTTGCCGATCGAGATCTTCATGATCAACCTTTTTTGTTAGATTTCCATAAGCAATCATCTCACATGCTTCCCATGAGAGCATTGGATGGATTTCTTGAACACGCGATGCTTCTGCAGCCCATGTTTCTATAAATTCTTCTGTCATGATAGAAAATGTCTCATTATTCCTGCAAACAAAACCACACCAATCACACCATTGAGGATCATCAACGCACGATCATTCCATCTAAACCCAACAAAGAACCAGCCAGCAGCCCCAATCCAACTACAGATCAAATCGATCCATTGATATTGGACGAGACCGCTGGCTCGGATTGTGATGCCAACAAGTGTAATAATACTTGCCGTCCACTTCACATACCAAGTAATATCATACTTGGGTGTGACTGAATCAATTTGTGTCATGTTTTTTTGCGACGAGCCATACGCTTTTTAGATCCAAGTTTTGCGCGACCCTTGCCGTGTCTTTTTGTTCCTGTTTTAGCTGGCATGATTAATTCTTCTTATTTCCCAAATTAATGTGTGCAGATATTAGAAGAGCCTCTTCGCTCAAGCCCATGGTCATAGACCGAAGTCGTGACACTTCCTCAGCAATTTCTTCATCTGTAGGAGTTAAAACTTTTTCTTTAGCCGAAGCATCATGATCAAGAACTTCGAATGTTTGTGTGTCCTTGAAGAAGTACCCCACACCCTTTAAGAAGTTCTGGAATTCATCAAGCAATTCTTGCACAGTTAAATCATTATCATCAAGTTCAAATGTGACTTTCTTGACGGAGTCTTCATCAAACATTCCACCACTACCAATCTTGCCTGTATATTCGAATTTAATAGCCATTTATTCTACCTCGCTTTCGTTAGTGTCAGCGACAGATTCTGAATTCTGTTGCTGCTGTTGATCGTCAATAAAACACTTTACATTAAATGAGATTGAGATTCGAGTTTTGTCATGCTTATTTGGCAGAACAAAATGTGGTATGTGTGAACACCACAAGAATAATTCACCCTCAATCGGATTAATATTTAAGACCTTTGCAGTATACTGATTAATGTTTTCGGTCAGAAATATTCCATCCCATAATGGATTGTATGATTCATTCTGCAATAACAACCTACCGCTCTCTTCTGGAGCCTGTAGATAAAATACTCCAGAGAAAGTATCACCATGAGAGTGTAGAGTATTTACTGCATTTTTAGAATCATTAAAATTGACCCATGCACCAGTGACAATACCACTACAAGGTTTAAAATGTAAATCGTCAACTGCTCTTCGCACAACCTCATGAATGACATAATCAAACAATGGAGTGAGTTGTGGATATTGAGTCAAATTATCTTTTGACTGATAGCCATTGACATTTGATATCTCAACTCCTTCTTTATCCTTCTTTCGAATGGAATTAACACAAGAAAGAAATTTCTTCTTGTGTTTCGTAAAGTCTGGATATTGTGTGACCCAGACTGGAGTTGTGAATGCATGTAGCAGTTCTGTTGGCATAATTTACACCATATCAAACATTATTCTTTAAATCTTCTTCAAACTTCAATTGCTTCAAGTTTATATCATACACTATATATGTGAACCATGCGACATCAATCGTCGTCATGATGTTTCGGTTTTGCCATCTCTATACGACCGCAGCGCACACAAGTTCTAGAAACAAGAATATCAAATGGATAAAAAGCGCATTTGCTGGAACGCCATTGGCTTTCCCACTTATGCAGCCTTAACCAACAGAGCAATTTACCCACGACGCATTCTCGAAATGTCTTGCATCTGTTCCTCATTGATCACAGGCACAGCATTGCTCTTATGCATCGTCGCGATACCCTTGACGAGAGTGCCAGTATATTTCATGCTCTCTCGTTTTTCAGTATACGCAAGATTGGTATCGAGTGACGGAATACTGCGAGCAGTATCACAACCAACACGATGTCCATATGAAAGACTCGGACGACTCAATACACCAGAAACTGTTTCTGAGTGGCGATACTTCTGAGCAATGACACCCTTCGGTTTACGCTTCTTCTTTGGCTTAAACCGAGCAGCGCAATAAATCATCATACAGGATACTTTTCTACATGAGCACTATAGAATCGCGAAACATCATTGATCTTTGCGACCATCTCATGTGGCACAGGCATATCATGAATTGAACTTAATGCAATCATTTCGTTTGCAAACTTTCGCAGTACACGAATCTCTTCCATTGTACCACGAGGCATAACCTCAAAGTCACCGTCACTCATACACCACCATTGCGCAGAGAATTCACTGCGTCCTCGCAAATCTTAGACGCTTCACGCAATATCTTCAGCATGTAATGAATTTGATATTGCACATAAACAATAGAAACAGACCAAATTATAAGAAGCGCATACAAAATCAGTGCACTATTATCCATTAGACTTTCTCCACAAGTTTAGAAAGAGTGTATTCAGCAATCTTGAAACGAATCATCGTCGGAATATCAGTAAAGGGGTCTTCCAAGAAATAAGAACATCCATCTCTCCAACTATTATACTTTACAAACTTCGCAAAATCAAGCATATGCTTTTTATTGCTAGCATCGAAGGGAACTCTTGCTTTTGATGCAAGAACAGAACGACGATATGCATACGCATTATGATCATTTGTCATCGTAAAAATACCTGTCCTTTCGTTTGGCTGGGATACAGATTAGTATACCTGAAATCAATCCGCAAAGAAAGCAAATGACACCGAACCAATGCGCATCCATTACTTGATGCTCCAGTTCCAATCTTCTTCAGAAGGTTTCACCAATCGTTCAGTTTCAATATCTTCAGCGACATCATTAATCACCTCCCAACCAAGTTCAACCAAACGGTCTTCAACATGGTCAGGATTCGCGCCACGCAATTCATCTGGAGTGAAGCAGATAACTGCATAACCAAGATGTCGCATTTTAGTGCAAAGTTCAAAGACTTTGCTTTCTGTCATTACATCGCTCATTAGTAGTGCTCCGCACCTGGATCAAATTCAAGATCATCATAACTGATAATCTCAGCCTCACCCTCATCAGCATCGGCGTCACAATCCTTGTCATAAGCAGCAAGAATCTCATGCACCTGCGTCAGAGAAATACCAAGAGATGTTGCAATCTCTGATTCTTTCATGCCATCGCTGTGATACATGTCAATGACATCAATCTCTAAATTAGCAAAGTATCCCATTTTAGAACGGCACTCCTTCGGTGGGTATAGAAACTTGATTCAACTCAGCCTGATACTTGCGATCGCCAGCCACAAGAAGAAGATTGCGTGCTCGCTCAAGTTTCTCGGCGAGGTCATAACAATCCTTCGCGCTCAACTGGCTTTCGTATCTTGTGTTCGCAAGAAGGTGGTCTGCGCCACTGACAAGATTCGCAGCATCATAGATAATCTGTGCATTAGATGTACGCATTATTCAATTTCCTCAAAAAGAGCAAAGTAAACTGCTTCGCGAACTGCGGTATCGGACGCTTCGCTATATTTCTCAATCCGACTGAGATCGTTCAGCATAGCCTGAACATTGCTCCAATTCAACTTGGCTTCGCGAGCAAACAATACGATATCACGATGGACCACAGCATTGCCCTCGTCAGAGAACATTTCATAGTAGGGAGTACTCATTACGCTTCCACCTTCGCAAACATCTGACGGGCGCTATTCATAAAAACATAGTAGGCTGACCGAAACTCAGGATCCAGATCCAGACAATACAATTCCGTATAATCATGTATACCGTAATGGTCAATGGTCTGAAGAAGTTCAAGGATACCAGTCCCTTCCAACTTGGCTTGGCGATCAAGAATCACACATGCTTGACTGACATCCATTAGGCGAGCACCTCAACGCGAGGAAACATCAGATCATCAGCAAAGTGATGACCAGGCATCGGAGCAGTGAAAAAGTCCGAAGGAATTTTCTTGTCGATCTGACCCAGCCACACACGCTTGATGGTCTTGGCTCGGAAAGTGCCATCAGAAAGAATGGCAGTCACGAGACCGACATAATAACAATCCGTCGTGCTCGGAAAATCGAGCGACTTCACGACGGAACCTACTTCAACAGTGTTTTTATTTACCATACAACAATTATCGCCTATTTCGGTGAAATTGTAAAGGGAAAAAACTCTAATAGAATCAATAACTTACGGTTGGCGGCTGGCGGCTGCACCGATATACGCTGAAATCTCTACCAGAAAATCCAGAAGTTCGGCGACCGTTGCGGTCTCGGGTGCCTGCGTCGGGTAATCGAATCCGTGCGCTATCGCGTCGGGCTTGAGTGCGTTAATGCGTTGGATGATTTGCGCCTTAACCTGCGCGTCGGTGTTTTCATTTACCATACAACAATTATCGTATAGAACACAGGAATTTACAACAGAAGAAATTCTTGTAAAATCAATAACTTACATGCTCTTGTCTCGCCGAGGAGAAAGGCGCGAGAGCGGTCCTAGAATGGGGGTTCCCCTAGTTCTGGGGGCAGGTCGAAATAGCGTACTCGAACTCCTGCTTCACGGAGCATCTGTTCGGCGTGGTCGATCGAGTAATGCTTCCCAGCACCGACTCCTTTCCATGGACGATTCGGACCAATGACTTCCTTGATGCCAGCCTGAATCAATGCGCGTGTGCAATCAGCGCATGGCTTTGGTTCCCAGTTTAGATATGCGCGTGAGTTGTTGAGTGAAACACCAACGCGAGCAGCATTGAAGATTGCGTTTCGCTCAGCATGTTCAACCCAGTGATACTTTTCTGGTCGTTTCCAACGATCTTTCCAATCTTCTTCGATTCCGCGAGGAAAGCCATTAAAACCCGTCGACAAAATGACATTATCATCATTGACGATCACGCAGCCGACTTTTGTCGACGGGTCCTTGCTTTTCTGAGCGATCAGAGTAGCCTGTAAGACAAACAATTCATCCCACGATAGTTCATCACGAATCATAATATAATCTCAATGGTTATTTGATATCAATCTTACGAGGTTTCTGTTCTTCAGGAATGACATTTTCTAATTCAATAGAAAGAATGCCATCAGCAAGAGCGGCGTCACGAACCACTACTGTATCAGACAAAACAAATTGGCGAGAGAACTTACGACCAGCAATACCTTTTACAAGATAATTGCGTTCGGTTTCTTCTGCCTTTTTGCCTGTGACTTTGAGAGAGTTTCTCTCAGCAGTGATTTCAATCTCATCTTGTTTGTATCCAGCAACTGCAAGTTCAATGATGAAATTGTATTCGTCTTTCTTGACGATATTCACTGGAGGAAATGCAGTTTGAGTTGCTGTAAGAAGATGAGAAGCATTATCGAGAGCAGCGAACGCATTTTCAAACCCAAGAGCAGTTGGAAGAAGGCGATCGAGTCCGTATGCGGATGTGAGTGTAGTGATATTAGTCATTTTGTAACTCCTTTAATAAGCAAGTTTATAGTTATGGACCCCAAACGGGCATCCAAAGACTATTTAGTCAACTAGCGACACCAGTTGAACCAAACCCACCAGATCTTTCAGAATGTTTTTCTGGGCGCGTGCCACAAACAGCAATGTGAAATGGTTCGTTGCAGACAATCTCACCTTGAGCAATGCGATCACCTTTGCGAATTGTTTGATGCATCTTGGAGATGTTTGTCAAAAGAATAAACACTTCTTCTTGATAATCAACATCAACAATCCCTTCGCAATTTGCTAGGATCAATCCTTTCTTGAGCGAAAGTCCAGAGCGAGGATGCAAACGAATGCTATGATTTTGTAGCGGTAGTTCTGTGCGAGAAATATCAGCGTATGTTTCGATGGTCTTGCGATGATCAATCTTCATGATCAAGCCTGTTGGAATCAACAGACGATCTCCTGGATAGATCGAAACTTCACCAAATGAGTTTACTTCGCGCTCAATTGATGAGTTGAATGAATCGTATCCAGACACAACATTACTTGTTGGCTGGAAGGATAAATCGAAGCAATTGGCTAAAGAAGTTCCGTATGTTGGTAATACTAAATCATCATGAAGTCTATACACACTCAAATAAATCATACAGAATCCTTTTTCTTTTTCCCGATTGTATACTTGGAAACCAATTGCCATTCGTTCTTATTTTTGAACGGAAGAATCTTGATTTGGCTCAATGGCGCAACATTGTCTTTTGTTTTGTCTGCATCAACAAGTTTCACAAGACCCCATTCTGCCATTAGATTTGCGATGGTGTTTCGTCTTTGAATGTCATTGTCTGACATATTGCTTGGCTTACCGTCCAACTCAAAGAGTTCTTTGAAGTGTACAATGTAATACTTTCCCTGTTTGTGGAGAATATGGCAAGACTGGTAAAGAATATTATCATTCTTTGCGGCGACTCCAATGCGTGTGAGAGTTTCGCGAACCTTGAGGAAGTCGTCTTGCTTTTCTAATGTGACTTCTACTAATTTTTCGACCATGATCAATCACCCTTATATAACTGTTTTTTCATCGCGGTGATTTGGTCGTCGGAGAGGATCTTACATGCTTCCTCGGCTTTCGCGTCGGAGTATCCATAGTATTCCTTAACAACATTCAAATCACTGCTTTGAGCCTTTTTATGCCACTTACTATATGGACGCTTTTGGGCTCTTATTATATTTAGGAGAAAGTCATATTTGAGTTTGTTATCGAGATTCGTAAATCGATTCATCTCGTTCGCCCAGAGAACGGTGTCTCTATGAAACGAAAGTGCACGATTGACCATGAATGATGAATATGACTTTTCATCCTGTTCTGTCAGGAGAGCATATTCTTTCGTCTGTAGAATAGACGGAATGATTTCTTTAAAGAGGTCAGCCATTGAACTTACACTCAACCATCATTTCAGTGAGACATGCGGTGAGGTTCAGTTCCTGGTCGGCGACAAATGCTGCTTGGTATTGATACTTTGCGAGAATCAAAACTGCATTTGGAATCGTAGACTTATCCATCACATCATATAAACTATCATAGATCTTACGATAGATTTTTGCAGGATCATCACCACCAAAGTCAGCAACCCATTTACGCATTGCTCCGAAGTTTTGATCTTTGAGTGCTGTAATCAAATCATTCAATGATATATCAGCAATGCTTGAAAGAATGCCAGCGTCAATCTTACCACTGACAGAATATCGCTGCAGTTCATTTAGAATGCGGCGATAATCTGGGAAATGCTTTTTGACAACCTCAACAAGAACTGCTTTGTCAAACGGAATCTTTTCGTTAGCAAGGATTTCTGATGCACGCTTCATAAATGAAGCAGCCATCTTTGGCTTATCTTCTTTACGAAGTTTAAATTCAATTACAGCGCAACGAGAATGCAGTGGTTCAATGATTCGATTCTTGAAGTTACAAGTCATGATGAAAGTGCAGTTATGAGCAAACTCTTCCATCGCAGCACGCATGGCTGGCTGAGTTGAGTTTGGATTCAAATAATCTGCTTCATCGATAATGATAACTTTCTTGCCGCCACCGAGAGACATTGAACTTGCATAGTTCTTGATCTTGACTCGGAAAGTGTCGATACCACTCTCATCCGAACCGTTGATCATCAAATAGTCGCAACCAATCTCATCACACAGTGCTCTTGCGACTGTAGTCTTACCAGTGCCTGCTCCACCGCAGAGAAGGAGATGGGGAATCTCCTTGCGATCTACATACGACTGAAAAGTGCTTTTATATTCCTCTGGAAGAATACAATCGGCAATAGTATGAGGACGGTATTTTTCAACAAACAACACTTCATTCATAATATAAAACTCCTTGTCACTCAGTTACTATTCTACGCCATTTACCGTTTGTATACAAGTACATATTACCATCTGGTCCGACAGTCATACTTGCTTTTACATGCCTTTGAGTTCCAGGAACAAACTGCGGTCCAAAATGGAAGGTATTAGGTTCCGTTGGACGCAGTTTACCATACTCAGCACCAATGGCTAATTTGCCATTGTAACCAGTAGATTCAATTTCCTTGATACACTTTGCTTGATCAGAATCTGGCAAAACAGCAGCGGCAGCAACTACGCCACCACCAGCAATACCACCAGCAAGACCAAGATACTTGAAGAAATTACGCCTTGTTGCCATACTTGTGCTCCCATAATGAATATAATGCGATCCCAATCATCAACATGACTGGAGGTGCAGAATACGGAATCCAATGGAAGTATGTGTTCGCAAGAGCGAAAATTGCGGTCAACAGAATTACGATCAGAATAGGCAATTCAGATTTATGCATAATATAAATTCCTCATTATTTGTGCCAAGGTTTAAATATATTGTTTGGGGCTGTCCAGCAAAGTGCATTTTCCCAAGGTTCATGTGGTATAAATTCAGCATGTTCTAAATCATTTAGATTTATTACACCGTAAGAACCAGTGCCTAAACCAATCGTAAACACATATCCATTATACCCATTATTCACAGCGAAGTCAACTTTAGATTTTTTAATATGTGTATCACCATCTCCATTGCCGCATTGAACATCAACCACAATATTCTGTGTGGGATCGGTAAGATCTGAATTGCTAACTCTTTTAAAATTTTCTGGACATTTCAGATTATCACCGCCTGTTCGAACAACAGTGTTTAATTTTAGTTCTTTTTGAACAAAGGGAACAAACAAGGTTTCTATTAAATACCCAAGCATCCAACTGTAATAGACATCTTCATTTGATCTACCATTATTGTTCAAGGTCTCGATAATTTGATATTCTTTCATGATACGAAAAGAATCCAAAATAAATTCTTGAACAGACATATCATTAGGAACTAATAGTTGTTTTTGTATTCGCACACCTACATCAATTAGTCTCTGGTTGTATAAGTCTAATCGATTCCAATCTATGCAAACAATGTCTTTTGCTTTCAGAAAAGCAAAACATTTATTTTTATTTGTAAATCCTATTGATTTACGATATTGTTTTGACATAAGAGAGAATGGGGTGGAGGAGGTGAACCCTCACGATGAGCAGTCTGGCGGATAGTACCGTCGGCAATGAACGCCGCACCCCAATAGACTTATTTAGCCACTGTTTCGTAAATAGATTGGAAGTCGCTCTGCTCAGCAACTTCTTCCTCATAGTTACGCTTGTGATAAGTCTTCGCCAGTTTACGACCCAACTTCTT